GCCGATCGCTCGCACGACGGCCGGGAGTCTCCGGCTCGCCGAGGATGAGCACGGCCTCGTGGTCGAGATGGAGCCGATCGACACCCAGGTCGGCCGGGACGCTCGCGTCGCGGTGCGCTCGGGCGTGGTCTCGGCGATGTCCTTCGGCTTCATCGTGCGCTCGGATCGCTTCGAGGAGCGGGACGGCAAGGTGCACCGGATGATCGAGGATCTCGAACTCCACGAGGTCTCGGCCGTGACCTTCCCGGCGAACCCGGCTACCGACCTCGTGGTCGATCGCCGCTCGTTCGACCTCTGGACGGCGAGCGCGCCCGTGCCGGCGACGGTTCGTCGGCGTATCTGGCTTGGCCCCAAGCGTTGACCTTCGATACTCAAAGATGCGAGGATAAGGATATGGACTTCAAGTCGGCCCATCGGCAAGCCTTCTACCGCTACCTCCTGCGAGGTGCTCACGGCATCAGCAGCGAGGACGCGCAGATCCTCGCGGAGAAGCGCGGCGTGACTGACTCGGCCGCGAACATCGCCCCAGATAACTGGAGCGAGATCATCGGCGACGGCTTCGACACCAACTACCTGATCGGCCGATGCCGCAAGGTCACGGTGAACGGGCCGACGCTGTCGGTGGCCGGATACACCGAGACGGCCGAGACCACGAACCGGATCACTTACAAGGAGGAGGGTGCTCGCGCCGATCTCGCCGGCGCGGCGTTCGCTCTGCCTCGCTTTACGGTGTCTGGTGCGGCTCCTTCGGGCTATGCCTTCAACTACGAGAACGCGAAGATCACGCTCCACGAGGTCGGCGTGAATGTCACGGTCTCGAAGGAACTCATCGAGGAATCGATGGGAAGCGCATCGGTCGAGGCGATGCTCGCTGATCTTCTCGCGAAGAAGCTCACGAGCGAGATCGAGCGGCAGATCATCATCGGACGCCCTGCTACTTCGACCGTCGCTAATCGTCGCGAGTGCCAAGGCATCTTCGAGTACGCGCAGCACACCGACCAGATTGTCACGGACGGCGGGAGTGCGGCGGTCGATCACATCGACTTCTCATCGATGGGCATCGCTCTGGAGAAGATGCGCGCATCGTCGCACGCCAAAGCCTGTTGGATCTTCGGAAACAACTCGATCGGCGACTTCACGCATCAATCCGCGAACAGCAGCGCGCTGCACGATCCGCTCGAATCCGAGGTCGCGGCGTTCGGTCGCATCCTCGGGAAGCCGGCCTTCTACACGCCGCACTTCACGCACGGCAGCGCAGGGGACATCCTCTGCTTCCTCGTGAACTTCGACGCATATGTGCTCGCCATGCACCGCGACGGTGTGCAGATCGAGCGTCTGAACGAGGTGGCTGCGGCCACCGGACAAGTCGTGCTCCGTGCCTCCGTCCGCGTGGGCGGCAACATCATCGACCCTCGGTCGCTGATCCAGGTCGTGAGCAACTAATCACCAACGCCTAAAGGAGGCAACATATGGAAGGTGATACCTACAAGGCACTCGTCGAGAAGATGGGTGCTCTCTACGCGGAGATGCAGGAGATGGTGGCAGGCATGGAGGGCGCGACCGAAGAGGACGCGGCCAAGATGTCGGCCGAGTACGAGAAGAAGAGCAAGGAGTACGACGCGCTCGCCAAGCGTCGCGACATGGTCGCCGACCTGAACTCGCGCGCCGCCAAGGGCGCGCACGGCGTGGTCGTGGTCGAGCGTTCGGCTCCGGCCGTCGCCGCCAAGATCGAGCGCGGCATCGTGACCGACGCGAAGTACGCCGATGCCTTCGGCGACTACCTGAAGCGCGGCTACTCGCCGAACTTCGACACCCGCGCGCTCTCGGCCGGCTCGGCCGCTGACGGCGGCTACCTGCCGAGCGAAGGCTTCTACGCCCAGTTGCAGAAGTCGATTCAGCAGAACGCGGCGATCCTCAACCTCGTCCGCAAGATCCCCGTCGGCAACTTCACGACCAACCTCACGCTTGAAGTGGACTTCACCTCGTCTGACTTCGACTCGGGCGCGACCGAAGGATGGGCCGGAGAAGGTGGCGCGGTCGGTGAATACTCGCCGACCTACGACAACAAGACCTTCACGGGCAACGCGCTGCGCCGCGTGGTCAAGGTGTCCAAGGAACTCGTCGCGGACGCTCCCGCTCGCGGTAGCGACTTCTCGATCGAGTCGATCGTCGCCAACCGTCTTGGCCAGTTGTTCGCGCACTCGATCGAGCACGCACTCTGGAACGGCAACGGCACGAACAAGCCGCAGGGCGTGACCTCGGCGAGCCTGACCGCCGGCGACACACTCGGCACGGCCGGCACGCTGACCGCTGACGAACTGATCGACTTCGTCTACGCGCTGCCCCAGAAGTACCGCGTGTCGCCGACCTGCGCGATCGTGGCCCACGACTCGTTCTTCAAGGCTTGCCGCAAGCTCAAGAACGCCGTGACCACGAGCGGCACGATCCCCTACCTCTGGGAGGAGTCCTTCAAGGCCGGCGAACCCGCTCGCCTGCTCGGCATCCCGGTGTACGCCTCGCCCTACGCGACTTCGTTCGGATCGACCGCAGCGGCGACCCTCGCCGTGATCGGTGACTTCGATCACTTCGTCATGGCCGAGCGTTCGGGCATGGAAGTCCAGGTGCTCCGCGAACTGTACGCCGGCAACGGCCAGATCGGGTACATGGGCGAGATGCGCCTCGATGCGAAGATCTGCCGCACCGATGCGTTCCGCACTCTGGTCAACCCCTGATCGGATGAACTGATCGCACACGAGGGCGGGCCGCAAGGCTCGCCCTCTTTCTTTCGGAGCACGCATGAGAGTCCACATCCTGAAGTCCTTCGTCACGAGTGCCGGAGCGTTCGCCGCGGGGATGCGCTGCGAGATTCCAGATTCCGACGCGGCGCGATACATTGCGTCCGGCTTGGTCGAGCGCGACGAGCCGAAGATCGAGACTCCCGAGCGTGGCCGCGTGCGGCTTCGCAAGGCGACGAAGGAGGCGAGCGATGCTGGCGATTGATGGTGCGACCTACCTCTCGAATGTCGAGGCCACCTCGCCGGCGGTCGAGCCTGTCACGCTTGCCGAGGCGAAGGCGCACTTGCGCGTGACGCACACGGACGAGGACTCGCTCATCACCTCGCTCATCGTGGCGGCTCGGAACTATGTCGAGGGACTGGCGAATCGGCCGCTCGTGAATCGCACCTACACGCTCAAACTCGATCGCTTCCCCGGCGGATACGAGATCATCCTCCCGGCCGGCAAGGTCTCGGCGGTGTCCTCGATCACCTATGTGGACACGGCGGGCACGACGCAGACCTTGAGCGCGAGCGCGTACACGCTCGAAGGGCAGCGGCTCCCAGGCTCGATCGTGATCAACCCGAGCACGCTCTCGGCGTGGCCGGCGACGCGGTTCTACGCGGGCATCTCAAGCGTGACGGTGTCCTACACGGCCGGCTACGGCGCGGCGGCGGCGAATGTCCCGCAGGCACTCCGGCAGGCCGTGCTGATGTCGGTCGCGTATTGGTATGACATCGCCCGAGAGACCGGGAGCGAGACCGCGCTCACCGAAGTCCCGCACGGTGTCGAGTCGCTCGCTCGGCTCTACTCGATCCCGAGGATGGCATGAGGCGAGTCCGCTCCGGCCTGATGCGTACCCCGTTCCTCGTGCTCAACCGCACGACGGATCTCGACGAGTTCGGCTCGCTTGAGCCGTCCTTCCTCGGCGTGGGCACGATCGTCTGGGGCTACCTCAAGGGAACCTCCGCCGCCGAGGGTGTCGAGCGCGAGAAGGTCACGCACCAACGCTCCTACGAGATCATGATGCGCGAGAAGGATGCCGCGCTCTTGTCGGTGACTTCCCGCCTCCAGTCGGATAGGGCCACCTTCGAGATCATCGGCATCGAGCAGTACGACGCGCGGCAGCAGACCGTGACCGTGACCGTACGGGAGGTGGTCTGATGTCGCAGCAGTTCTTCGAGAGCGTCAACCTGTCCGGCGGGAAGGAACTCGTCGCGGCCTTCAAGAAGATGGACGAGAACCTCAAGAAGGCGACCATCGAGCGCGTGGCGACCCGTACGCTCGAACGCATCGCCGCCGCCATGCGCTCCGAGGTGGGGTCGCTCGCGACGAACACGGACAAGGGTTTTCCGGGCGACCGTCTCTGGCCGTACATGAGGCGCGGCCGAATGGTCTCGCCAGGTCTGGCGCGTGCCAAGGTCACGACGGCGATCGCCGTGATCCCGCTCGGTTCGAAGCAGCGTCGGCTCTACATCGGTCGCCGTATCGGCGTGACCGGGAAGAGCGGGGCGTTCTATGGCCGGCTCATCGAGAAGGGGTTCTCGATCGTCCGCAAGGGCCGGATGCGCGGATGGGTGAAGGGGAAGAAGGACATCCCCGGCAAGTGGATCTTCTTCCGGCTCTTCAAACGGCTCAAGCCGGGGGCCGAGGCGACGGCGGTGCAGGAGTTCGCCGACTTCATCAATGCGTGGGGCAATATCAAGTCGGCCCCCAGTAAGGATCAATCGTGAGCGCACAAACGGTCTGGAACATCGAGACCGCGATGAAGGCCAAGGTCGCCGCTACGGCGAGCCTGACCTCGATCATCGGCACGAACCCGGTGCGGATCTACCCGGAACTTCGGGAGGACAATGGGTCGCTCCCGGCGATCGTGTACGAGTTGAACTCAAGCGCGCCGTACCTCGTCCTGTCCGGCGTGCCGACCCTCACCCGGTCGAGCGTGTCGCTCCATTGCCTCGCGCTCGACAAGAAGGTCTCCGTGGACATCGCCCAGAAGGCTCAAGCGATCTTCGCCGACTGGGCGCAGGACTTCTACTCGGGGCCGACCCTGAAGATTTCCGTGAAGTCGAGCCGGGTCTCGACGATCCAGACCGACTACCAACCGCCCGCAGATGGTGCTACGCACGGTTTGTATCTGGCGACGCTAGAGGTAGTCTCGATGCACTCCTAACGAGGTACACCCATGGCACTCTCTGCATACAACACGACCTTGAGCATCAGCGGATCCGCGATCGCCGAAGTCACTAATCTCTCCGTCGGCGGCTCCTCGTTGACCGAGATCGACATCACGAGTCTTTCCGACTCCGACAAGCAGTTTGTGATGGGCGCGTTCGAGGCGGGCACGCTTACGATCGACTTCTTCGCGCCGGCTAACTATGCCGACATCAACGCGTCGCTCAACCCTGTAAGCGGTGACGCTTCTGCGACTGCGTTCACCCTTTCCTTCTCTGGTGGTTCCTTGATCGCCGTCTTCGACGGCATCTGCACGAACCTCTCGATCTCGGCGGAGCAGGATGGGGCCGTGACCGCGTCCGCTACCGTCAAGCTCACTTCCGCAATCACCTGGAGCGTCTAACCATGGCAATCGTCGCACCTGGATCACTCTTCCGTTACGCCGCGACCTCTGGATCAGCCGGAACCGTGGACACCACGCTCGGCGAGGTCAAGTCGATCTCCCTCGATGGGATCTCGATCGCCGAGATCGATACCTCTGCCCTGTCGGCAACCGTGAAGTCCTTCATCGGCGGCACGAAGGACTCGGGAACGATCAGCGTGACGCTGTTCGCTCCGGCCTACACTTCGGGCCTTCTCGGTTCGACTGGCGCACTCAACCCGTCCTCCTACGCGAATGGGGCGGCGTATCGGAAGTTCTCGATCCAGTTCGGCCCCAACACGGGCACGGGCGGATTTGCGCTTGCCTTCATCGGCTATGTGACCTCGTTCAATGTCTCGGCCGCAGTCGATGGCGCGGTCGAGGCCGATCTCACCGTCCGCGTGACTGGCGGCTTCACCTCCTCGACCTGATCGCCTCGCACATCTCGGAGCACCACACCATGACCGCATCCAAGGACTTCGTGCTTTCCCTTGCCGCCTCCATTCCCGTGGAGGCGGTTTCCATTCCCGGCATCGCCGAGCCGATCTCGATCCGTGGCCTCACGGCCGGCGAGCGAGACTCGTTCGAGGCCGCGTGCTTCATCGGCAAGGGCACTAACCGCGAGATGAACTTCGTGAACCTCCGCGCGCGCCTCCTCGTCCGGTGCATCTGCGACGCAGACGGCAAGCGGCTCTTCGCCGACGGCGATGTCGAGCAGGTCGCGGGCCTCCCGGCTCGCGTGATCGACCCGCTCTTCGAGGTCGCCCAGAGGCTCTCTGGGATGGGCGCGAAGGATGTGGAGAGCATGACGGGAAACTGACCGAGCGAGCGTGCCGGCGGTTCCTCTTCCGCCTCGCGCTCGCGCTCGGGATGACGGTCGCCGAGGTCGAGTCTCGCGTGTCATCGCGCGAGCTCACCGAGTGGATGGCCTATGACGCGCTCGAACCGATCGGCGGATTCCGCACCGACTACGGTTTCGCGATGCTCGCCGCGCTCTATGTGAACGCGCACCGCAAGCCGGGTAGCGCGGCCGCGAAGGTCTCCGAGTTCATGCCGTGGCTTCCGAAGTCTCCTGCCGCCGAGAGTAAGGGGCCGGACGCTTGGATCGCTATGCTCAAGGCACTAGGAGGCTCGAAGAGTGGCTAACACGGGCGACCTGTTCGTCAACTTCAAGGTCAACGCGGACGGACTCCAGAGCGGGTTCGCCGCTCTGAACGGCTTCGTCGGGAAGTCCAAGCGCGACCTGGCGGCGATGGATGGAGCGGTGAACGCTCTCTCGACCACGCTCGCGAAACTCGGCATCGATCCGTCGTTCATATTCCAGAT